TATAAAGATAATCCATTCTTAGGTAAGGATCAGGTAGCATTGATTGAAAGTTGGAAAGACACTAATTATAATAAGTGGTTAGTATATGGTCAAGGTGAGTATGGCGAAGTAGTAGGATCTATATTTAAGAATTGGAAAGTAGTAGATTCATTTCCAGATGTTTCATATACTTTAGGATTAGACTGGGGTTTCACAAATGACCCAACAGCAATTATTAAAGTTGGAATTTACAATTCTGAATTATATGTTCAACAGGTGATGTATGAACGAGGACAAACCAATTCAGATATAATTCATTTTTTAAGAGATAATAATTTAGCTGATTGTGAAATCATTGCAGATAGTGCCGAACCCAAATCTATTGAAGAATTTAAACGAGGCAAAATAAGAAAAATATTTCCTTGTAAAAAGGGACCTGATTCTATCTTAAATGGTATTGATATAATGATGAGATATAAAATTAATATTGTGAAACCATCTCAAGCTTTGATAGATGAATTTACAAATTATATCTGGAAGAAAGATAAGATTAAAGGAGAATTTACAAATGTTCCATCTGATGGTTGGAATCACGGAATCGATTCGATCAGATATGTGTGTTTAAATAAATTTGGAACTAAATCAAATGGACCAGGAATTATATTTAGACGAGTATAAAATCAAAAATCTAATTTTTGATATAATAAAAAAAATAAAAATGTATGATTAAATTAACAATTGAAGGAAAGAAATATGAAATGGCTTCAGATTGGGATGAAATATATTTAACCCAATTTTTTGAAATCTATGACATTAAAGATTTAGAAATATCAGAACTTAAAAAAACATTAAAAATAATGAGTGTTTTATCAGGAATACCAATGGATATATTAATGACAATTAATATAGATGATTTACAAGCGATTGATATGAGTTGGATTACTAAGGATATACCAAAGAATGTAGAAAAAATTATCAAAATTGAAGGAAAAGAATATGGTATAGTAAAAGATATTAAGAAATTATCACTTGGAGAGTATGCAGATTGTGATGAATATGGAAAAGATATAAGGAATTTACATTATATATCAGCAATTTTATTACGACCAGTCACAGATAAAGATGGCGAAATGTATATGATTGAAAAATATGATTCGAATACCTTAGAAGAAAGAGCAAAATTATTTAAAGAAAAGTTAAATATTCAACAAATTTTAGGTATGAACAATTTTTTTTTAAATTCCGTGAATGGATCCTTAAAGAATTTGACGAACTCTTCACGGAAACAAGCACCGAAGAAGGAGAAGAAATAGATGATTCTTTCAATCGGTGGGGTTGGGCAGCTACTATATTTGAATTATGTGAAAATGATATAACAAGAATAGATTTAGTAACAGAAAGAGGAATACTTGAAGTGATGAATTGGTTGGCTTATAATAAAGAAAAATATGATTTAATCAATCAAAAAAATAATGCAAGATAATGTTCAAAAAAATAATAAATGAAATCCAAAATTTTAGTGATGAACATTTACAAATTGGAGAATTTGGTTGGGGTCCAATAGATCAAATATCAACTGCTAATAGAAAATTTGTAATGGTATGGTTACTACCAACAGGATTAAGACAAGAAAGAAGTTCAACAATTTTTAAATTTGATATGTATGTCTTTGATTTATTGAAGCAAGATTTATCAAACCTATTAGATGTATTCAATGATACAGCTTTAATAGGTAAAGATATTATATCTGAATTTTATGACAATGAAGAAGAATATGGTTTTTCTATTTCTGAAACAGATGCTGAACCTTTCGACCATGAATTTGATGATTTCTGTGGAGGTTGGAATTTTTCAATAGAAATAGAAATTGAAAACCCAATAAATACTTGCGAAATACCACAGGAAGAAATAATGCAAGATAATGTTCAAAAACTAGAATTATGAAATTAGATTTTTCAAAAGCGTTAGAAAAACTTGCTAAAGAAATTGTGAAAGATATGCAAGATAAAGTGCCTGTGGATTTAGGTTCTTTAAAGCGTTCTATAACTTTTAAAGTAACTCCAGATGAAATAACTTTTGATATGTTAGAATATGGAATGGCTGTTCATTATGGGTCAAGACCACATTTTCCCCCAGTAAAAGCTATACGAGGTTGGGCTAAAAGAAAAGGAATAAATCCTTATGCATTGCAGAAAAGTATTGGAAAGAAAGGAACAGCACCACATCCTTTTATGGATGAATTTTTAACATTTTCTGCTGAATATATGAAGATATTTCAAGATGAAAGTAGTAAAGAATTAGAAGATTATGTTTATAATAAACTAAAAAAATTAAAGAAATAATATGAGTTTAACAATCACACAAACACCAGATTTAATACATCAAATTATTTATCCTGAATGGTATGCAACCACATCAACATCTTACTTAAACAATAACTTTAAGTACAAGTTCCAATTCAATACTACAGAAGGAGTTATCGCTGAAAGTATTATTTATCCAAGACATGTTGGAGGTTATGGTTATTATGACCCAAACACATTTTTAAAAAATATATTTGACACTGATTTTCAACCAGAAATAAGCACTTGGACCACTTGTCCAAATTCAATTAAACAATATAGAGTAGATATCATTGAGGTCAATGGAGATGCAGATGAAGAATTAGCTACAAAGAAAGTTGGAATAAAAAATACAATGATGGATTATAATTATAATACTAATATATTAACTTCCAATTCACATTATTTTCTTTCTGATATAAAAAATATGAGAAGAAAAGTAGATTTAATAAATTCAATGGGAACAGTTAGATTTTTGGCTGGTACATTTATATCAAATATTACTCCAATCCAATATTTAATTTCATATGGTTTCCAAATCCTCCTAAATAGAACAAGAAATGGTGTAACAAGACAATATTTATATATCATTGCCAACCCTTATTGGAACGATACAGTTACTGTGGGTATGAATACTGATAATGAAGTGATTGAAGATGTTAGTAAATGGATGTTGGAATTTCCAGCGTGTCCAAGTAGATTAAATGCTTTATCTTGGAATCAATTAGGAACTCCATTAGTAGCAACAAATATATTAAAAAATGGGGATTTATATTCTTTACAATTATATTCCACATTTGCGAGATCCGCAGAAATGAAATTTGAAGTTGATGATTGTTATAAAAATTCAATTCAAGTTTATTGGGAATCTTATAATGGAGGTTTTGACTTTTTGAACTTTTCAAAAGTTTATTCAAAAGCGGTTGATATAAAGAAGAATGTTTATGAACGTCAAAGAGATTCAGTTACAAATGTAAATATGACACATGATGAATATTCAAGGGGCACAAAACAATTTGGTTCAACCACAAAAGAAATATGGACATTGAATACCGATTGGATGACAGATTTAGAATTTTTAGAAATAGAAAGTTTATTTTCATCTGGTGAAGTTTATATAAGAATGAAAAATTCTACCGGTAAATATTCTTATTATCCAGTTTTATTATTGACTGATAAAACAGAAATATCAACCAATAGAAAAGGATTGAGAAATGTTCAAATTGAAGTAGAGATTTCAAATAAAAAATATAATTAATATGATAGAATTATTAGTTCGTTATAAAAATAAAATAGATTTTAAAGACATTGATGAATGGACATATTCTGGTGGATTTTCTAGATATCAAAATACTGATGAAAGTTTTTCTTTACATAAAACAACTAATTCATCAGGTTATCAAACAATTAGTAAGAATCTATTAAAGTTAAACTTAAACTATAAAATAACATTTGATTTAGAAATAGTAAATGGAATGATGAAAGTCCAATCTGGTGGATTATCAAGCCAATGGTATAGCACATCAGGATCTTATACGTTTGTTGGAGCATTGCAAACAGAATTAGTAATAAGAAGTTTATCAGATGGTGATGAATGGTATTTATCTAATTTAATTATAGAAGAAATAGGTTATACTTCATTAGATTTATATGAAAATCCAGACATATTAATAAATTTTAATATTGTAGATGTTAAAGATTATTCAAAAAGATTAGGTGATTATACTAAAACTATTAAATTACCTGGAACAAATAAGAATAATTTATTTTTTGATTTCATCATGGATGAAAATATAGAAAGTAGATTTGGTTTTCTTAAAAAATGTGAAGCTGTTATTGCCAAAGGTGGTCATACAATTATAAAAGGAAATATTTATTTAAATGAAGTTATAAAAAATAATAATTTAAATGAATATTCATTACAATTTTTTGGACAACAACTAAATTTATTCAAAGATATTGGAGAAGATTTATTAGAAACATTAGATTTCAGTGATTTAAATCACACTTTAAATAATACAAACATATTAAACTCTTGGATTAATTTTCCTGACACATCAGATTATGTTTATCCTTGGATAGATTATGGTAGAGATTGGGGAATTGGTGGAGAATTTGGAAGAATAATAGATTCAACCCCATCTGTTGGAATAACTTGTCATGATTTTATTCCAGCCATCGGAGTTAAAGCTATTATTGATAAAATTTTTGAAAAATATGATTATACTTATACATCAGAACTCTTTAATTCTGAACATTTTAAACAATTAATTATTCCATATACAAATGCTTTTGAGGATTTAAACCAAGAATGGCATACCGTATCATTAGCAAATTTTACAGGAAATCCATCAAATATGACTAAATTCTTATGTCAAGATTTTTATATTTTGGGTCAAGATTCAAATGGTAATGTTGGATCATTACAAGATTGGATTGATGGTTATTTTACAGAAAATATAAAGAGAACAATGATGGATGGTATTCCTTCTTATTTTTATGAATCACCATCATATACACCACACATTATGGATACAACGACAGAATTATATAGACGATTTAATTATGGTCCATTTATGTTCAGTAATATGACACACAGTCCTTTTGGTGGTATGGTATCTAATTTACCAGGAGGTTATTGTACTACTTCAAATCCAAATGCTTATCAAGTTAATCCCAATCATATTCCAGGTTCTTATTTAATTCCACACAAAGGAAGATTTAGAATTTCTTGTAGATATCAGATTAATCAGAATGACCATGAAGCATCTGTAAATGGATTAAGAGGTGTTAGAATTTGGGCATCGAAAGTTAGACAAGACGATATTATAACAGATAATGTTGCATATGGTTCAGCAGATTTCGCATATATTGATAATAAATGGAGTTTTGTTGATGGAGCAACAGATGAACCAGTTCAAATTGGTGGAGATCCAGGAACACCTGGCTATCATGAAGGCACTTGTGGAGCATTAACAGCATCTGCGGAGTTCGATTGTGAAGCTGGTGATGAATTATTTATCAAATTTAGAGGTAATTTTTCTATTTTTTCAGGACAAATGCACTGGATTAAAGTGGAAGAACTAGGGTATGGTGCAGGAATTACGCAAGATATGAATAAAATTCTACCAAAAGAAGTAAAAATTATTAATTTTTTCAAAGATATTATTCAAATGTTCAACCTTTATATAGATGTTGATATAGATGATGTGAGAAATTTATTAATAGAACCTAGAGATACCTTCTATTCTGGATCAACAATCAGAGATTGGTCTCAAAAATTAGACTTAAATAGTGATATATCTATGATAAGACCAACGGATTATCAAGCTTTATTGAATAAATTTAAATATGCTGACGGTGATGATTACGCTAATAAGAGATATAATGAAGAAAAAGACGTTAGAAATATTGGCTATGGTGGTAAAAGATTTGTTTTCGAAAATGATGTTATTGATGGAGAAAAAGATGTGAGATTAGGAGTATTTTCTCCAACGATTATAAATGATATTTGGGACGTAAATGGCGATAATAATATT